TTCAGCGCAGACGCTGCGCGGTGAGTCGAGGCGCTCGCCGATGACCAGGGCGTCGGCCTGGGCGTCCTGCAGCGGCTGGATGTACTTCCAGCGCGGCGGCCGCACCCGATGGTTCAGGAGCGTACCGGCCTTGTACCGCTTCATGGCCGCGGCGCCGAGGCTCGGCAGCTCGCGCATGGCGCGCCACTGCCAGACGGGGCTCACGAACTGCTCGATGTGGTCGCGCTGGATCCGGCGCCAGCTCTGGCGGACCACGTCCATCGCCCCGCGGAAGCCGCTGAAGTTGGTCTCGGAGGCGTCGAGCATCAGGGCGACGTAAGGCATGTTGAGGGCGCCGCCCAGCTTCCGGAGCTGGTACTTGACGTGCTCGATGTGCTCGGGGTTGGGGATCGACGGCGAGTAGCCGGACAGCTTCTTGCCGCCAGGCAGCTCCACGTAGGTGCCGGGCTTCACGGCGATCTCGGTGCGGGTCGCGCCGTCCGCGCCGACCCTGGACGTCTCCGCGCCCAGCGCCGCGTTCGCCCCGCCGTAGCCCGGGCCGCCGGCGCTGGGGTTCGCCTCGATCGTCCCGGAGATCGCCGCCGCCGACTGGGCCTTGACGATCATCGCGAAGTCGAGGTCGTCGAGCATGCCCGCCTCGACCATGACCGGGTGACACCAGGAGTAGCCGCGGTTCTGGCTGACGCGGTGGGTGCCGTAGCACTGGAACGCCACCTGGAGGCCGTTGGACAGGTAGATCTCCCGCCGCTCGACGTCGTCGGCCGAGCCCCACGGGCCCAGCGGCTGGGACTTCGCGAACCAGAAGGCCACGCGCTTGCCGCCCACGACCTCGACGCCACAGGCCATCCCGGGCTTCCAGGCGCCGGCCGGAGAGACGCAGCGGTCGCCCTCGACCACCTCCACCGTGCCGTCGTCGTTGAGCGTCCCGAAGATGTCCCCGTCCATGATCATCTGGCACTTGAGCATCCACTGGAGCTGGGCGAGGGTGCGCTCGCCCTTCCAGTCGCACGCGCGCTTGTTCCGCGCCCAGGCGTCGTGGCGGCTCCAGAGCTCGAGGTCCAGGCCCGGGTCGCCGGTGTCCGGCTCGATGGAGTACTGGCTGCCGGCGAAGAGCGAATCGACCAGCCGGGTGTTGACCTGGCCCGGCAGTGAGTCGCAGCGGTCCATGTGCCGCGCGACCTCCCGGACGTACCAGAGCTGCCAGGCGTCCAGGTGGTAGTCGCCGGTGCCGCCGAGGCCGCGGCGATTGCGCATGAAGCGGTTGTTGGGGAGCGTGGCGTCGAGCCCCGCCTTGTACTCGCGCTTCGACTCCTGGAAGAGCTCCTGCGAGGCGAGCGAGAACGGCTCGGGCGCGCCCTGGATCCTCACGACCGGAACTCCGAAACGTTGGTGTAGATGGCCCGCGGCGCCGTCGCGGAGGCCTTCGTGCCGACGAAGCTCTCGGCCGCCGCGAGCTGCTTGGCAACCTCGGCCATGCTCATCGTCACGTTGGAGCCGCCCTGGCCGGCGGACTGGGGCATCAGCACCAGGAGCGCCCGGCAGGCCGAGCGGAAGTCCTGCGCCTTGGCGAGGTCGCCGGCGCCGTCGGCATAGTCGGCGTTGGCGAGGTAGGCGGCGCGCGCGGCATCGAGCGTGGTGTATGAGGCCATCGAGTCTCCGGACTCGGGCCGAAAAAAGAACGGGCACCAGCCTGGCCGGCCAGTAGCCCGTTCTTCTTTCGCTTTCGGGGCAGACCCGTCGGCCCGCCCACCCTGTCTCTGCACCTACAGTTTACAGCCCCGCGAGAAAGAGAGTCAAGCCTTAAGTTCCCGCGGGCCTCATTTTTCTGTCGATTGTCCCGGGACAGCCGGGACAGCCGGGACAGCCTGCTCAGCCGGGACGGCGTTGTCCAAAAGGTAGTAGAAAACGTCGGCCAGGCGGGTGACCGGCATCTCCACCGGGGTCCCTCCACGGCCGACCAGCACCGTGGCGCCGGCGGCCTGCAGCCCCGCGTAGATGGCCATCAGCCGGCGCCGCCTGGCCGGAGACAAGGCCAGCTCGAGGTTCCGCGGATGGCCGGGGAACTGGCCCTCCGGATCCTCGACGAACGGCAGGCGGATGAGGACCGCGGGCTCCGACTTCTCGCCGCTCTGCGCCCCGTCCTGGTTGGCCTTCGGTTTGTCGCTCTTCTTGCCCATGGCTCTCCCTTCTCAGCGGTCCCTTACGTTCCAGGGGCGCCCGTCCGGCGTGCGCATCTCCTGGCGAGTCTCGGCATGCCCCGCCGGCGCCGCCGCCGGCAACGAGGCCTTCAGGTACATCTCGTATCTCCAGGCCGCGGCGAGGCAGCCCACGGCGCAGTCCATGCCGTGGTTCTCGCCAGTCTTGCGCCACTCCTCCTCGCCCGTCGGCAGGGTAATCATCTCCTCGGCGAGCATCTGCCGGACGAAAAGGTCCGGCAGATCCTGCGGCAGCCAGAAGCCGCCGACCTCGCCCGAGCGCCCCAGGCGGGAGTGGAACCACTTCTTGAAAACCCAGGGGTTGAAGACGTGGAGCTGCAGGCGGTCGCGCAGGGGCTTGCCCTCGCGGCTCTCGGTGTAGGCCGTCCGCGAGAACTGGAGCGGCGGGATCTGGCCCGCCGAGCTGCCGCCCTTGGCCGGGTGGAAGAGGCTGGTGCGGACCTCCCAGTTCCAGGCGTCGCAGAGCTCGAGGACCTCGGCCTCGTCCACGTTCTCCTCCGGGTCGTGGCCGGTGCCGGCCCAGCCGGAGTCGATCAACGCGATACCGGCGAACTGCCCGACCCGGAGCGTAGGGAACTGCGGCTGCTCGTTGCCGAAGGGCACCACCGGATACTCGCGGGTGGCCGCCTCGAAGACCCGGCGCCAGCCGGCGCGCGCGTCCACCGCCGTGTCCTCGCGGCCGGCGGCCACCAGCCACCCGGTGAACCCCAGGCCCCAGCCCCACACCTGCCAATACTGCAGCGCGCTGTGAACGTCGCAAAAGAAGGTCAGGAAGCGCACGCCCGCCGGGACCTGGCCCATCCGGTAGCCCTCGCGCCGGCGCGAGAGCGCGACCTCGAAGCTCGGCTTGGCGCCGGCCTCCTTGTAGATGCGGCCCAGCGTGAGGTTGACGAAGTTCTGCTGCAGGTCCGGACGCAGCTCGGCCTCGAGCCCGGCGGCGGCGATCTTCGAGAAGCTCGAGCGCGGAGAGCCGATCTCCCAGTAGTGCAGCCCCACGTGGCCGGCCGGAGGCTGGCCGTCGAGCGTCCGCCATCGGCCCCGCGACACGGCCGCCCAGCGCTCCGCCTCCGTCCAGACGGCGCCGCACGCGCCGCAGACGTAGTAGGCCAGGCCCTTGGCCTCGATCTGGTCCGGAGAATGCAGGGCGTGCCCGCGCTCGTTGCGCGGCCAGTCGACCCGGCCGGCCGGGCCCGGGAAATAGAGCAGCTCGCCGCCGCGCTCCACGCCCTCCTTCTCGCCGGCGAACTGGAGGATCTGCTCCGCGCCGCAATGCGGACAGGGCACGTAGTAGCGCAGCTGACACTCCGCGCGGTTGAGCTCGCGCTGCCCAGGCCGCTTCTCGATCGTCGGAGTGGTGGTCTTCACCACCAGCGTCCGGAGCCACCAGGCGGTCCGCTTGGAGCCTTCCGAAATCTGATTGCTCTGGACCTTGCCGCGGATCTGGTACTTGTCGAACTCGTCGAACACGACCACCGGTACGGAGCTCTCCGCCAGGTCGGCCGGCGATCCGGCGCCGGCGTAGCGCACGCGGACGCCGTTGGTGTGCAGGACCTCGTAGTCGGTGTTCCCGCGGCCGCCGGCGGGGAGCAGCTCGCGCAGCTTCGGAGAGGCGCGGAAGACGGGCTGCACGCGCGTGCGGTTGAAGCTCTTGGCCGTGGGCTGCTTCTCGCGGACCACCAGGACCGGCACGCGCAGCTCGGCGACGCAGTAGGCTATCAGGCAGATGAGGCCGAGCGACTTGCCGATCTGTGCGCTCGTGACCGCGGTGACCTCGGTCACCGCCGGGTTGCTCATGAGGTCCAGCCACCCCGCCAGGTGCGGGGCGCGGGACAGGTCCAGTGGCCCGGGGATCGGGTCGGTGGGCGGCAGGACGATGTGCTGTTCGGCCCAGGTGGAAAGCGGCAGCTCGACGGCCGGCGCCAGCGCCGCGCCGGCGAGCCGGCAGAACTCCGCTTCGCGGTCCCGGATCTCGTCGGGAGACCAGAAGGCCTCGACGGCCGGGCGGGCGGGGGCGGCCATGGTCAACGCGGCTCCACGCGGTCGATGAGCTGGTCCAGCAGCCGCACGGCGGCCGCGGCGTCGCCGGCCTCGAGCTCGCGACGGAAGATGCGCCAGGCCCCGTCCCAGAACTGGCCAGACTCGGCCGCGCGCTTCTGGCGGTAGACGCCGCGATGCTCGCGGACGATGAACTCCATCTCGGCCGGCGAGCGCGTGGCCAGGACATCGAGCACCGCCAGGCGTGCGCGCAGCGGCGAGAGACCGTCGTCTTCATGGCGGCGGACCTGGTCGCGGATGGTCACGGACGGGGATCTCCAACCACAGAGGACACGGAGGACACAGAGGACAACGGCTGGGGTTTCTGTTTGCTGTCGCCCCGAGGTTTTGCCGTCCTCCGTGTACTCTGTGTCCTCTGTGGTGAAACTTTCGTCGGCTGCCGGCGGCCGCCGGTGATCCCGGCCAGCTCGTCGTCGAACGACTTCAGGAGCTTCTTCATGGCCTCGGCCAGGCGGAGCTCCTCCTCCCGGGTATGGGCCACGGTGCGCGGCCAGGACTGCAGCCGCGAGGACACGCCGTGGTAGTAGTCCCAGATCCACTGCTTGAAGCGGTCGACCGGGTAGACCTGCTCGCGCTTCTCGGCTAGGTCCAGCTCCATGCGCTGGGCCTTGATCCGGCGCTGGACCTCGAGCGCGTCGACCGCCTTCTCGCCCTCCTTGCGCACCCGCGCGCGCTCGTGCTCGAGGAGCCACGGCAGGAACTGGCCGAGGTTCCAGGTGTTGTCCTCGTTGCGCGGCGCGCCGTAAGACTGGTACCTGGTCAGCTGCATCCGCGTGCAGCCCACCATCCCGCGCAGGTCTTCGCCGCTGCAGCGCCGGTAGGCCGTCCGGAGCTGCTCGCGCTGCGTCAGCCGCTCGAGCTTGGCGATAGCGTTGGCCTCGGCTGCGGTGAGGGCCTCGCCGTTGAGCTGCTTCTTGAGCGCCGCGTTGCCGCGATCGCGGACCGCCTGGTCGGCGGCGGAGGCGACGGGGGCATTCACCGCAGAGGACGCGGAGTAACGCAGAGGAGAATTCGGGCTGTCGTTACGAGGGTTCCGCCGCTTCCCTCTGCGAGACTCTGCGCCCTCTGCGGTGGAACGTTGCTTTGCCATCGTCAGTTCTTCCCGCTGAGCTTGTCGAGGTTGCGAACGGCGAGCAGATCCCAGTAGCGCTGATGGAGATCGGCGGCGATCGCGCGGGCCTGGTTGCGCTCGAGCGTCACCCGGCAGAGGCGCCGGCGGCTCGCCGGCACGAGGCCGCAGAGCCAGCAGCGCAGCCGCGGCCAAAGGCCGTTGAGCCAGAGGCAGAGACGCAGGAGGCGGAGGCGCTTCTCGGCCTCGCGGGTGTCGACGCAGACGGTCACGACGATGGGGCCGACGGTGGCCATGGTCAGGATCTCCGAGCCCGAGCCCTGATAATCTCGACACGGAAACACCCCTTGAAGCAAGGTTCTTCGTGCTCGCAGAAGCAGGCCTTGGGCATTACGGGGTGGCTCGATGGTTCAGATTGAGCGCCACAGTTCTTCTCCTTCGGACAGAACCATCCGCGAGCCACGACGCGTATCGTTCGATTGCCCCGCTTCATGCTATCCTCCGCGCGCTCTGCGCCCTCTGCGCCCTCTGCGGTGAAGACTCTCCGGCCAGGAGCTGCTCGGCCCAGCGGCGCCGCTCGCCGTGGAGCCTGTGCAGATTCTGCCGGAGCTGCTCCAGGTCCTGAGCGCGCTTGAGCGCGGCGCGCGCTGCCGCGGCCTCGCGCCAGGCGTCGACCGGCCGGCGGCCGTCGAGGTTCCTGACCACCGCGCCACACCGGCTGGCGAAGGCCCGTGCGCGGGGATCCGTACCGACATCGCCCACCAGGAGCCGCTTGGCATCGGTCCAGTCGCATAGGCGCGGCTCGATGGCTGGCGCACCCAGGGGGCGGCAGAGGACCTTCGCGCGGAAGAAGGCCGCCGGGCTGCGCAGCCGGGAGCGCTTCGCCCGGGCGCAGAGCAACACCGCCAGGACCTCGACCTGGTCCCGGCGCTCGAGCACCACCTGGGCGACCAGGCCCAGGGGCACGGCGGCGGGCCAAGCGGCCTGGACTAGTTCCGGGTGGGGGCGCAGGATCTCGTCCAAAACGGCGCTAACCGGCTCCGGGTGGGCTGGTTGCGAATGGACTACTTCCGGCCGGCATGGCGCAGACTGGGCCACCGGGGGCTTCGGCGCCGGCCGGCCGCCCTTCGGCGGGGGCGGCGGCGGATCGTCGTCCGGCCCTCGGCTACAACTGCAACGCGCGCGCGCGGGAGTTGTCTGAGAAGGCGGTGATCCAAGAGCAACCCCACGGGTAGTCTCTGCCGTGATCTCTGCCGTAGTCTCTGTCCCATATATCGAATTGACGTTTTGACAGGTGGCACCTGACGTTTCGTCAGATGGCACCTGACGTTTTGTTAGGTGCTCCCCACCGCCGAGCAGCCCCACCAGGCGGTCCAGATCCACCCTCCAGGACAGCCGATGGCGGCTGCGATCGTAGCGGCTGGACACCACCCCGGAGGCCTCTACCTGGCGACGGGCAGAGCGGAGCTCGCGCTCGGTCAGGCAGGTCTCGTCCTGCCACTCGCCCAGCTCCTTCCAGAACCACCCGTCGGCGTCGTCGGTCCGTTTCGACCAATAGACCATCTGGGACAGCAGCACCCCGGCATTGACCGACCCGACCGCCCTGGCCAGCGCCGGGTGGAAGGCGATCGGCCGGTCCAGGAGCGACTTGATGACTTCGCCGGGAGAGGGCATGGGCTACCTTTCCACCGCCCCGTATGGGACGTGGGTCGTGTCTCTTGCTTGCTTCGGCCCGGGATTCAAGTGCTCTTTGCGGTGGAGCGGCTCCTCCACCGGCTGGCCATAGTGCTCGCGGTACCAGTTGTCCCAGGCGAACCTGGCATACTCTGAGGCCGTGCCGTCCATCACCACGTCGCGCAGGATCTCGCCGCGCAGGTTCATGGCACGCGGATAGCGCCGCGCGAAGCCCTGACGGGGCGTCAGTCCGACGGACAGCCAGTCGGCTCCGCTCGGCATATTCCGGGTAGGCCTGGTCGGCAGGACTGCGGCCGGAGATCCGAACAGGTCCAGCTGGTCAGCCATGGGCCCCTCCGACCACCAGGTTGTAGAGCCGCAGCGTCTTGGTGATGGCCGGGCAGGTCCTCCACAGCTCGCAGCTGTAAGAGTTGCAGTTGCGGCCATGGATGACCTTGAGCCGGCCGCAGCGGAAGCAGCCGGCCTCCTGGATGATGAGCCGAAAGCTCCGTCGCTGGGAATCACTCAGTCCGGAGAAGGGGTTATCCCCCTGTGCCCCTTGAAGGGGCGCATTGGTGCAGGCACCAGGTCCCGCGCTGGTCCTCGGACCGTCGGCCGCGGATGACTGGCGCGCCATGACGGGCCTCCTTCCTGTTGCCCCGTCGGGCTGGTTCAAAGCCACTTGCGTAGGTCCTCCTTCAGATAGAAGTGCATCTTGGCCGCCTGGCAGATCTTTACCGCTTCATGCGCGAACTCGCCCCAGTCGACGCGGTCCTCGCGTTCCTTGTCGTGGTTGAGCTTGCCGATCCGTACCTCGTCGACGCCGATCCTGGAGACCTCGCGCAGGACGTCGTAGGCGGCCACCGGACTGACCACCGGCTCCAGGCTGACCCAGGTACGCAACCCGGCGGCCCTGGCCAGGCGCAGCGCCACCAGGCGGACCTCTATCGAGTCGGCCCGCGGCTCCCACTCCCGGAGGAAGCGCTCCTCGAGCGACACCAGAGTCACCCCGAATTTGGTCCGGGCCCGGGCCAGCACGTCGAGGTCGCGCTCGATGGCCAGCCCCGGCGCTTTGGTCAGCACGATCGTGCCGACGGCGTGGTCGGCGAGGATCCCCAGCGACTGGCGGGTGAGCTGCTCGGTGCGCTCGATCTCCTGGTACGGGTCGCAGGAGAAGCTGAAGAGGACCTCGCGGCGATCGCCGGCGAGCTCGCGGGCGTCCTCGCGGATCTGCTCCAGGAACTTCGGCCGCGCCCTCGCGCCGGCGTGGAACTCGGCGCGGTGCTTCCTCATGGCCAGCGGCGCGTAGCAGTAGCGGCACCCGTGGACGCAGCCGGCGTAGGGGTTCGTCGCGAGCTCGGCGTACTCGCGGGCGCGGCCGGAGGGCTCGTAGATGACGCGCATCAGGCGGGCCTCCTGATCTCGGCGAGGATGGCCTCGTACTGCAGCTGGGTGGAAGGATGGAGGCTGGCGGCCTTGACGTTGACGTGCTTGACCGAACCATCCGCGCGCAGCGCGGCCACGCGCACCGACAGATCTCCGATCCGGACGATGCGCCCGGGCACCATGGACTGGTAGCCGTATCCGCCGCGATATGTCTTGAGCCAGAAAACGTAGTCGCCGACGGCGTACTGCTGCGGCCGGCGATCTTCGTTGTCGGCCTCGCCGGCGCTTCCAAACCGGCACGCAACCGGATCAACCATCCCTCTTCCTTTCCGCCTTCCGCCCGGTGTACTGCTCCCACCGGCGGACAGCCACGTCCACGAACACGGGCTCGATCTCCATCGCATAGCAACGCCTGGCCAGGCGCTCGGCCGCGATGAGCTGCGTTCCGGATCCCGAGAAGGGCTCGTAGCAGATCTCGCCGGGCGCGGTGTTCACGCGCATCGGCCGGGCGAAGATCTCCACGGGCTTGACGGTGGGGTGGAAGATGCCCGCCGGGCGCTTCTTGCCGTCCCAGTCCAGCGGCCATAGGTCGGTGTAGAGCGCCGGGTCGGTGGGGTCGCCGGTGCGGTCCAGGCCGATCACCCACATCGAGGAGGCCGCGCGGCTCTCGCGCCGGTCCAGCGGCGGCTTGTGGCCCTCGCGCCAGCCCATGACGCAGGGCTCGTGCTGCCAGGCGTAGTAGCTCCGGGTCATGAGCGCCGCGGGCTTCGCCCAGACGATCTGCTGGTGGATGAGGATCTTCAACTCGCCGGCGACGCGCTCGATCATCGAGTAGCGCCGGTGGCTGTGCCAGATGTAGATCGCCGCGTACTCCTCCAGGTTGGCGAGCGCCGCCTGGAGGAACTCCCGCAGGAAGGCCTCCGGGTCCTTGATCTGCTTCTCGCGGTAGTGGTTCGACCAGTCCTTGCCGCCGCCCCGGCCCTCGCGGTTCAGCGGCCGGCCGGTGCCGTCGTAGTCGATGAGGTAAGGCGGATCCGTGGCCATGAGTCCGGCCCGCTCGCCGGCCATGAGGCGCTCCACGTCGGCCGCGTTGCGGCTGTTGCCGCAGAGCAACCGGTGATCGCCCAGGCGCCAGAGATCTCCGGTGCGCGTCACCGCCTTGCGCGGCGGCTCGGGGATGTCGTCGGGCGCCGTCTTGCCGGCGGCCGCCTGCGCCACCGCCTGGCCGCGGAGGGCCTCGAGCGCCAGGGCCGCGTAGCCGTCGTCGCCCAGGGTCTTCTTGAGCTGGGCACAGAGCTCCAGGACCAGCGGCGTGAATTCGCCCTGGATCGCGCGGTTGTTGAGCGACAGCGCCAGCGCCTTGGCCTCGGCCGCGGGCAGCTCCAGGATGACGCAGCGGGCCTTCTTCACGCCGGCCTCGAGCAGCAGGCCCAGGCGCTGGTGGCCGGAGACGACCTCGATCTTCTTGCCGGCGCGGTTGACTACCACGGGCTCCACCAGGCCGAAGCGCTCGATGGACGCGCGCAGGCCTGCGCGGGCATCGTCGGAGATACGCCGCGGGTTCTGGGCCCAGGGCCGCAGCTGGCGGAGGTCGATGGACTGGACGTTGACGCGGTCGACGAGGGCGGGCTTCATGGCATGGCCGGTCTTCCTCCACACGCTTTCAAGTTTCCGGACAAGCCTGCCGATGATGCTCCAGGTCGCGAGCCTGGGGGCTGGCCTCATGGCCAGCTGGTCGGTCAAGCCACACGCGCCGGCCCGGGAGGTGTTATCGCACCTCCCGCCCGGGGCTACCACCTGAATGGAAAGATCGCGCGCCAGGCGCGGCCCTGGCGCGACGGGCGGCCGCTCCTCAGTCGAAGTCACGTCACAGCCGAATTCGCGGGCGCCATGCGCAAAATTGCCCGACCTCGCGACCGCCCCGGCAGAATCTGCCGGTCGGAAGAACCTAAAAGACCGGGGGTTACGTAATCCAGCCCCTACATCCCTCGTAGGAATGCGGTGCAGTATGCACGCGGACGCGCGTAGCGCGTGAACGGCACGGAAGGGAAGCAAGGGGCCTGCCCCTGTCCTCAAGGGGAATAGAGGGCATTGGGCAGCGACAGGGGCACAGACGCGACAGCGCCCGACAGGGGTGATACGCATCAGCATGGCCTCGGTGGGCGGGAGTCGCCGAAGAGATCTACGGGCTGGGCTCCTGGCTGCGCTACAGGCGCTGCAGGCGCAGGAATGGGGGCGGACGTGGCCACGGCAGCCTCGTCGAGCCTGACCAGGCGGTAGCGGTAGAGCTTGCGCTTGGCGCTGCCGACCTGCCGAGAGCCCTCGGGGACGGCCGGCAGCATGGCGTAGCCGTGCTCGCCGCACACTTTGCGGATGTCGCCCAGGCTGCTGGAGATGTTGAAGTCCGGCCGCCCCCTGTCGGCCAGGATCTCCGACAGCTCGAGCGTCGTCGCCCCCGCTGCGCCGCGATCGCGGAGCAGCTCGAATACCGGCCAGAGCCTGGATCCTGGCCGCAGGGCGACGTGGGCCTTGGGGTCTCTGCTCATCTGGCGGCCTCGACCAGGTCCTCGACAACCTCCGCCTGGCGCCAGTCGATGCGCACGCCAGGCGCACGGTCGTGGCTGACGTACTCGCCAATCAGCCAGGTCTCATCCAGGAGCCGACGGCACCAGCGCGTGCCGACCTCGATGGGCGTGGGGATGGACGTGGGCAGATGAGGCAGCGCCTCGAACGCCGCGCGGCCGATCCGCTCGGACCTCATCCCAGCAGGTCCTTGAGCTTCGCATCGAGCAGGCGGTCGACCGCCGCCTCGACCATCTCCGGGGCGATCTCCTCGCAGACCCTGCGGATGCGCAGGTCCAGCAGCTTCCCAAATTGCCCCCCCCCGTCACTTAGGGCGGAGGCCGCCCGGGCTGGCCTGCGGCCGCGCGGCTTGGCGCCCTTGGCCTCGCGGCGTAGCTCCTGGTTCTTGAGCTTGGCGGCCTTCTTGCACGGCTCGCAGCGCTTGGGGACGATCCCCACCGGCGAACACTCGCACTCGGTCTTGCAGTCCAGGCAGACGAACGTTCTCTTGGCCATGGGCTTCTCCTCGTTCTCGGCAGGCTCCTGGCGCGGATACCTGCGCCACACGTTGTCAGCTTTGGCCCGCGCGACCGCAGGCCCGGTGACCGGAGCATCGTCCCTGAGCCCGGCGCCATGCCATGCGCCCGTCCGGTCGCACCGCCGGCAGATCCGGACCTTTCGCCCGTCCCGCCATTTGATCATCCACTTGCCCAGCTCGACGTGGATGGGGGCGGAGCAGATCGCGCACGGCTCGACTCCTGTAGCGTCCGGGCTCATGGCTTCGGGCACCGCGAGCAGCGTGGCGGCTCGCCGGCGTCGACGTCGTGGACCCAACTGCAGCCTCCCTCGCAGGCGGCGTACTCCGAGCAGCCGCAGACCACGCAGGCCTGGCCCACGTCGATCTCCGCGGCCTCGGAGCACTCCTCGCAGTAGACCGTGCCGGCGACGTCCACCCGGACGCACTGCGGGCAGAGCGCCTTGTCGCAGGCCTCGCAGCGGTTGCCGCCCAGGACCTTCAGGGCCGGCCAGTCGGCAGCCCTGGGGATCTCCTCGCCGCAGTCGCCGCAGAGCTTGGGCTTGGTGGCCATCAGCCGGCCTCCGCCTCGGCTTGGGCCATGTGAAGCTTGACTTCCTCCGGAGTGGCTGGCTCGAAGTGAGGATGGCGGCGCCCATCATCGCTGACAACCTCGAGCTCATGGAGCTGGAGTAGCCCTCCCAGCGTCCAATCGCAGCCGCGGCCGGCAGCCTCGCCCTTCTTGTGCGGCCCGGCTGCCTTCCAGCGGCCGATGCAGGAGAAGCCCAGATACCGCTCCACCTGGTCAGCTGGCACGCCGGCATCAAGGAAGTTCTGGATGGACTGCAGCGTGCCGCAGATCGGGCACTTGAAGAGCAGTCGCTCGCGAGGCAGGTCCTGGGCGCGGAGCGCCGCGTGGAACTCCGCGATGGTCATCGTCTTCATGGCCATCAGCCCTTGTCCTTCTTGGCAGCCTTTGCCGGCTTCGCGGACACCTTCGGCTTGGAGTGCTTCACGCCGAAGGCCTTGGCCAGCTCGGGCGTCAGAGTGCCGGCGGGGAGCTTGGCGCCCATCGCCGCCTTGACGATCTCCTCCTTGGTGGCCGAGAGCTCGACCGCCACTCCCAGGCCCTTGACGATTCGGTAGAGATCGGCCCGCAGGTGGCCATCCAGGAAGCTCTGGGGGATCGCGAAGCTCTTGGCGGCCTTCTCGCGGATCGCGTCCGGGATCTTCGGTCCGGACTCGTGCTCGTCCGCCGTCAGCTTGAAATCGAAGTAGCCCAGCGCAATGATGCGCTCCCCGATGGCCTCGGGGCTGAACTGTTTCCAGAGCTCGAAGGCGTCGAGGCTATCGTGCCCGTACTTTGACTCCTTGGCGATGCCCAGCCGGCAGGCGAGGATCTCGCGAGCGTAGTAGGAGCCGTGGCCCTGGGCGCTGCGATGACACTGCATCACCGCCAGGGAGCATGCGGTGAGCTCATGGAAGAGCGGCTCGAGCGCCGCCGGCCGCTTCGCGCGACAGACGTCCGCGGCGAGCACCAGGGCCAGGTGACCGGTGGCAAAGGACACGGCCAACTCCTCGCGCATTGCATCGTCGCCGGTCTCGGCCTTCGACTCTCCGCCCGACTCGGTCTTCCGCGGCTCGGAGCTGCGCTCCTCGGCCCGCGTCTTGCCCCAGAAGCTGTTGCCGTTGGCATCGAGGCAGCAGACCGCGCCCTTGGCGCCGGGCTTCGCCTTCTCGATCTTCCACTCCTCGACCATGCCCTTGCCGTGGCCGACCAGCAGCACCTTGCCGTGCTCGCGCTCGAGCTCGATCTTGCGGCGCATCCGCCAGGCTTCGGCCTTACGCTCCCAGCAGGCGGAATCGAGGCAGCGGTCCTTCTTGCGGATGACCTCGGCCGTCGCGTTCTCGGGGATGTCGAAAAGCCCGGGCGTCACGCCGCTGCGCTTCTGGCACTCGACGCACGCCAGGCAGCCGGTGACCACGCCCGGGTCCTCGATCGGCCATGGCGCCTGCACCAACTCGTGCGTGTAGCGGACGATCTCGGACTCCAGGTCCTTGACCGAGTCGATGTAGCTCGGGTCCAGGTCCGCTTCCTTGTGGACTTGCGTCTGGACGTCGATGGGCAGCGCCGCCAGGCGCTCCCAGTAGGCGGCCGGCCAGGAGCGGAACTCCTCGCCCGCGGCCTTCTGCCAGCACGGCGCCAGGCGCGTGAGCGAGGCTCGCCGGAAGACGAAACTCACGCTCTTGCCGAGTTTGGCGGCCACGTCCTCGGCCGAGAGCCCGGCGTCGAGCATCTGCCGCACGCCGCGCGACTCCTCCCACGGCGTCAGGTCCTGCCGCTCCATGTTCTCCGTGACCGTCACCACCTTGGCCGTCAGCTCGTCCATCTCCGACACGATCGCCGGGATGACGGCGAGGCCGGCCAGGCCCGCGGCCATGTGCCGGCGCGCGCCGGCGCGGAGGTCGTACTTGCCGGGCTTCGTCGGATGCGGCCGCGCCACCACCGGCTGCAGGACGCCGAGCGTCTTGATGCTCTCGGCCAGGTCCTTGACCTTGGCGTCGGTCGCCTTCACGATGCGGACGTTGTCCGGCGTGGGGATCAGGTTCGCGAGCGGGATGGACATCAGCTCGCCGGTCACCACAGGGGCCTTGGTTTTCGCATCAGCCATGCGCCACTTCCTCCTCCGCTCGTCAGCGGACTTGGGCCTACTCGTTCTCGTCGCCGGCGCCGTCGCCGTCGACCTCACCGTCCGTGAACATTCCCGGCTGCCAGTTGCCGGACTCCACCGCGTCGAGCTGGTCGATGGCCTTGGCCAGGCGGGCCTTGGCCTCCTTCAGCGGCTCGCCGGCGGCCTTCTTCGCCTCGGCGAAGCGGACCGTGTCGCGCTTGGCCTCGGCGATGATCTGCGAGAGCCGCAGGACCTCCTCGCGCTCCTCGGGCTTCAGGAGCGGCTTCTTGCCCTTGGTCTTCGAGTAGCCGAGGTCCTCGGGGCTGTTGGGCGCGGGCTCCGCGATCGGCTTTGGGCTTTCGGCTTTGGGCTTTCGGCTTTCGGCTTTCGGGGCATGGTCAGTTGCCTCCTCACAGCGGCCTCCACGTCGGGAGGCACGGTCCAGAGTCCGAGCATTCCCCGGCACGGCACCGGCGCGGGGAGCTTGATGACGTTGTGCAGCAGCCACCAGTGCGAGGCCCGCTCGGCCCAGCGCTGCTGGCCAGGCTCGCAGGTGCGGCCTTCCGTTCCGGGCGGCGGGGCCAGGCAGCCGACGATGGACGCCACGCCGACGATCGCGCCGGCGCTCGGGGCGTGCTCCGGAGCGGCCTGCTTCTCGGCGTCGGTGAGCAGATCCCAGAGCGCGCCCATGCCGCGGCTGTCGCCCTGGGCCGAGGCGTGCAGGAAGACCTCGCCGCGGTGGCGGGTGGACATCGAGCGGTTCTCGATGCGCTTGTCCAGGTCGGTGATCGCCCACGCCCAGGGCTGCTTGATGGATAGGGCTTTCACAGTAGCACTCCCTGGACCGCCAGCTGGTGGTCCGGCCTGCTCAGTGGCAAGCGTTCGGCCGCGCGCACGCCGGCGTCGAAGGCCGCGCCGTCGATCTCCGGAGCGCGCGGCACCGGCAGGTGCTTGATCGCGCCGAGGCGCCCCATGTATTGCTCGATGGCCCGGTCCTTGGCCAGGACGATCGCCGTGGTGCCGGCACCGGCCTCGGCCTCCTGGCAGAGAGATAGCTCGGCGCGGGCGCGCAGGCGCATGGCCACGCCCAGGCAGAAGGAGTTGCGGCCGACCGCTCCGGAGACGGCCGAGCCCGCCATGATCTTGATGGTGCCGTGCAGGTAGTTGAAGAGCGCCGCGGCCGCCGCCGCGTCGACGGATGTCCCGACGAAGATCATCCGCTGGCTCCAGGCCCGTCCACGGCGCCGGTATTGCTGCCGGAGGGCCTTGGTTGACGTCACCCTGGCCACAACGCCGGCCAGCATCCAGATCCAGACGTAGGCCCGGCCAAGATCCTCTGAGGCAGCCAGCTCGACGCCGGCTGGATCCCGCTCGATCTCCGCTTCGGAGAGCGTGAGGTCATGCTCTCGGAGCAGCCGCCGGACCTTGGTCATGGCCGCCTCGGCCTCGGCCTCGCAGGCGTTGCCCTCGGCCAGGCGCAGCAGCGCCCGGACCTTGCGCAGGACCTCGTCGCGGGACC